GACGAGGTTCAACAGGTCGCGGACGGCATCGAGGATCTCTTCACATCCCTCGCAGGAGGCAACCGGTTCGCCGGGGAGAAACTCCACTACGAGATGACCCAACGGAGCCTCACCGCAACCTCTGAGACCGGCGACGTCGTTCCCCTCTCCGAACTCGAAGCGATCTCTGCGCTCCTCATGTGGATGCAGGAGGACGGCAAGAGGCATCTCAAAGGCAAGCGAGACGAGAACGGTAAGATCATCTCGAAGTGGGCATACGGGCAGGACTTCATCGACGAGATCTACTCGAAGCTTTCAAAAAACGGAGACAAGGTGCTGACCTTCCTGATCAACCAATACTCGCAGGAGTATGAACCCCTCAATGCCGTCTACAAGGAGATCTACGGCATCAACATGCCGAGGAACGCGAACTACTCGCCGCTCCTGGTCAAACCCCAGCAGGCGGGCAATGGGCAGACCGTTGACCCCACCACCGGTAACACCGTGTCTGCTGGATCGTTCACACCCGGATCCCTTCGCACTCGCGCCCAGGTCTCGGCTCAGCCTGACTTCCGCGACTCCATCGCGACCTACTTGAGCCACAAGAAGCAGATCGCTCACTGGAAAGCGAACGCAGTGCTGATGCGCGAGGCGAGCGGAGTGATCGGCAACCGTGATCTCGGCGACTCCGTCTCGGCATCGAGTGGCAAGGAGGCAGTGAAGATCCTCCGAAAGTGGATCGACATGATCGCACAGGGAGGGAACCGGGATGCGGCGGCAGGCACTGCCCTGGTAGACCTCTACGACCGCATGGTGGGCAGGTCAGCATCAATGGCACTGGTCGGTCGAGTCGGCACCCTACTGATTCAATCGACTCAACTTATGGCCGCAAGCGCAGCAATGCCAACGGGAGCGTTCGTCCTGCGCTTGTCGAAATTGCTCACCGGCAACCTCCAGTGGAGGGATGCTCTCGACTCGGCCTACATGCAACGCAGGCTCAAGGCCGCGCCGGTCCACGTTCAACTCGCGATGGAAGGACTGCGAGCGTCCGAGCCGACCCGTCTGAAGCATGCCGTGAGGAAGACAGGGCAACTCCTCTCAGCGACAGACGCAAGGTTCACATCAGGAACCTACTCCATCGTTTACGACTACCAACTGAAGCAGGCGAAGAAACGAAAAGCATCAGATCCCGTCGCCGAGGCTCATGCGGAGACTGAGCGCATCGTCGAGAACCTTGCCCAGCCCACACGCATGGGCACCCGCTCTTTCTACGAACTTTCCGCGACATCCCCAATCGCGAAGCTTTCTTGGGCATTCGGGTCGGATGCGAGAAAAAACTTCGCGCTCCTCGGCTACACACTGGCGAAAGGCACCAACGCGGAAAAGGCCCGAGCTTTCCTCTTTGTCGTCCTCCTCAATGGAGTGCTCGCCGGGGTGGTCCGCAACGCATGGCGAGACCTGCGAGATGACGAGGATGAAGAGATCTTCGACGAGAAGTATTGGTCGGTTCGACGCATTGCGCTCAGTGCCTCGACCGACTGGCTTTTCGGGTTCCCTGTCATCGGCGAGGAGATCCAGGGAGCGATCTTTGCTGCCGCAGGGGAATACCGACCCGACTCCGGTCTGTTCTCCTCCATCGCAGCAGCACCGAGTGCCTTCAAGAACCTCTTCATCGACTTCGATTCGACCGACGTCCTGCGGGATGTCGAGAAGATCGCCTCTGCCATCGGCCTTTTCAACGACTCTGCCGCCGCAGGAGTCTCCGTTCTCCATGTCATCCGAGACGTCTTTGACCTCGGATCCAACCTCATCCCCGACTGACCATGCTCGCATCGACCACAACCCAGCAATCCTTCGCCGGTAACAACTCGACCTCCAACCCCTACGAGATCTCTTTTCCGCTCGCAGCAGCAGCAGATATCGTCTGCATTGAGACAAACTCGGCAGGGACCAAGAACACTAGGTCTTGCACCCTCACGCCCTTACTCGACGGGAATGGTCGCATCACCGGAGGGAATGTGAGAACTACGGCGAACGCGATCCCAATCACATCCACTGTCCTGTTCAAGCGGGTGACTCCTCGGGAGCAGACCACCAACATCACACAGGGATCCAGACTTGGTGCCGAGGCACTGGAGTCTGCTCTCGACCGGCAGATGATGATCCTCCAGGAGATCGAGCGAGACTTCGATGCGCGGCTCGATGCCCTCGGGGCGTAAATTTCCCGCGAAAAGTTACGCTTGACGTTCGGATCTTTGTCTCCCTCCCATGAACCATGAAGTTCACCATCTGATCACCCTACCTATGAATCCCATCTACCTCGGCTTGATTCGTCACCTCCTCACCATGGGGGCTGGAGCACTCGCATCGAATGGCGTCATCTCATCCAACCAGACCGAGATCGTCGTTGGATCCGCCATCGGAATCGTTGGAGTGATCTGGTCGGTCATCGACAAAAAGCGGGCCGCGAAAAAGCTCGAAGATGCACTCCACTGATGAGTGCTGTTGTCGTTGCAATTGATGAGGCGATCTCGAAGCTTCAAGAAGCGAGGTCACTGCTCTCGACCCCAGTTCGACCGGCGTACGCGGAGCCGGTCAAAGGCGGGATCTTCCCCCCTTCCAAGATCACCCTCCCCCGCGACAATGCGTCGAGCCTGTCTGCGTTCTATGGTGCCCCTAGCGCAAGCCCGTCATGGTTGGCATGGTTCTCGTTCCCGCACCCGGAGACGCGTCTCTACTCACGCACAGGATCCCTGCTGAAAAGCTACATCGGCGACTCGCGCCTCGATCACCGGACACACCAACTGCTCGCCGACCGTCTCACCAATGCGCTCGCTGAGATCTACCTCGTCCTCGGGGAGGCTGAGTTCGAGAAGGAGGGGTGGCACATCTACGGGGGATCGCACAACTATCGTCCGACGACCTCGGGCGGAAGACTCTCGACGCATGCATGGGCCGCAGCAGTGGACATGAACCCAAACGAGAACACCTTCTCGAAGACCACCACCACCTTCTCGGATCGCGCCATCGACATCATGGAGCGATGGGGATTCCTCTCCGGTGGTCGAGCCTGGGGCAAGGACTGGATGCATTTCCAGGCCGCAGTCCCGTCGTTCTCTGCTGGTAGCTACTACGCGAAGCACGGTCTTCCGACCAATATCGTCACTGAATGACCGCACCCCTCCTCGTCCTGCTCACCTGTTGCGTGTTCACGCTACTCTGGGGAGTTTTCCCGGACGATGACGACGACAACTCGGACTTCCCTTACGGGTATCGATGAGGGGTCCGCGCACATTCGCCCGCTCCCTCCCAGCCTGCTGCTGCGTCCCTACCATCCCCTTCGTCTGCTCCCTGCACCGGGGACCACAGGCGCAGAGCATCGTGGAAGCTGAAGGTCTCGACGACTGTCCATGGGATCCCGATGCGCTCCCGGAGCGTCTTCGCGGCTACGGGCACCGAGGCGCGGACCAGGACGGATACGACGGGTCCGAGTGGATCACGCCCCAACAAGATCTGGAGGCGCGGATGATCGAAGCGGCGCGGGTGCTGCTCGATGCGGAGGTCATCCCCATGCCTTGTTGATGTCCTCGTCGTTGGGGATCAAATGCCCGTAGTGCGCTTCGACCACTGCCATGCCGTCTCCGAGCCACCTCGCGACCTTGTAGGCTGACACGCCAGAGGAGACCAGTTGGGATGCGAAGGTGCGGCGGAGATCGTGGAAGGTGCATTTGATCCCGACCTCATCGAGCAGGTCGGTGAACGGTCGCCGGAAATCCCACCGGTATCGACCTGCGCCAGCAACCACATCAGGACGCACGATGTAGGGTTCCCGGTCTCCGTAGCCGCGCAGGAACGCGAGGAACTCTTTCGTCAGGGGAATGGTCCTGTTGTCCCTGTCCTTCGGTTGCCAGTCCTTTGAGGCTTGCACATGCAACAGACCGTTCTCAAGGTCGAGCCAGTGAGGCGCGACCTGCAAGACCTCTCCCTTCCTCAGACCGCAGTGGAGACCAAAGTAGAGGCACAAGCGAAGGTCAGGATCGGTGCAAAAGTCTAAGAGGTGACGGCACTCGTCCTTTGAGAGGAACCGCTTCCTGACCCGCATCTTCGCCTTTCGTCGAGGGATCCCCTCGCACGGGTCTGTCGAGAGGTGCCCGTGTTCCCGGAGCCACTTCGTAAACCGGGCGAGGCTGGCACGGTAGCTGTTCCCCGTATCCTGGTTGCGCTTCCAATGACCGTCCATCCACTGGGTGATCTTGGCTGGCGTTATGTCCGTTGGGTGTTTGATCTTCCAATCGCGAAAAAAAGCGTTGAGCCGGGTTTTCTCCTCGGTCGTCCAGGCGGCAGAGACTCCCCGAAGGGTCTTCAGGGCGAGGAAGTCATCGAGCAGTTTCCCGATCCGATCCCCTTCCCCGATCCACTCAGCGGGATTCGCAAGGATCTGCATGGCCCGGTTGATCGCGTCCGCTTCATTTTCACAGCCAGTAGAAATTCTGCACCTCATTCCTTCGTGGCTGAAGCTGAACCACCACTTCCGACGTCGTTTGTAGAGTCCTTGCATGGGCGTGTGACAGAGGTTTTTGAAGCGTGTGACCAAGAGCGTGTGACAGATGCCGAGAAATAGCACGAATAGCACGGTCAAACAAGCCCGTAATACTAGGAAGACCGGGAAAACAAAGCCTCTTTTCGCTTGTGTGAAGCAGGTGCTCTACCCCTGAGCTAACCGAGCTTTTCCTTACTGCTGTAAGGATTTCCGCCCCTTCGACGTTCAGCGTGTGACACGCTTCGTGTGACGAGGCCCACCTTCCATGGTGGCCGACCGGGGAAATTTAACGCAGAAATAGCACGATTCAAGGATGAAAGCGAGACTCTGCTCTGCTTCGGCCTCGGATTCATAGCGCGGCATGATTGAGCAGGCGGAAGATCTTTAACTTTTGGTGATCTTCGCGAAAAACGAAAGTGGCAAAATTCACTTTACGCTGTTCGCGGGAACAGTATTCTGTCGGTGTGAATGCCGCCCCGATCACTTCTCTTCGTTGCTCCCTGACGTGGAGTCTTGGATCGAGAGCTTTTCGATGAGGGCCTCGCGAATGAAACCGAGGCGATCAAAGCCAGGATCATAAACGCCTCGCCTTTCAGCTTCTGCCTCGATCCGGGCTAACAGATCATCGGGGAGCGTCACCGTAATCCTGGAGACTCCCTTCTTTCTTTGATTGGCCATAAGGTGTCATACACCTGTAATGAAAAAATGCAATTTATTGTTGACGGGTGTCGGACACCCATTATTATGAGGTGTCAGACACCTAGCGCATACTGACTTTATGAGAACACTTACTATCACCCTCGACGACGAACTGACCGAGCGACTCCGCGAGAGAGCGCATCAACAGGGCGGGAGATCCATCTCTTCCTACATTCGGGAAGCTTGCTCTGAGAAATTGGAGCGGGACGAGCCCACGCAACTTCAACCCGAGGAGGCAGCAGCATGACCTTCAATCGTCGCGATCATCACCTTCTCACGATGAGGGATGCGGCCAACAAGATCCTCGACGGAGCCGAGGTCTTCGCCTGGGTCCAGGTTGTCGATGGAGAGAAACCCGTCGTCGTCCATGTCTCGACTTCCCTGCTGGTCTCGAAGTTTCTCAACGACCCCGATGCGGACGATGTCGAGACGCTCCTCTTCGAGGACTGCGACGGCGACCTCTGGATCAAAGGAGCGGCAGCATGAAGAGCATCGAGGCCCGCATCTGCTCACAGGCAGACCTGTATCGCACACTCGGTCGGAAGATCACCGACGACGTCATCGCGGCAGGCTGGATCCAGCCACGCGTTGAGCGCAAGGGAGCCGCAGGTCGGTCTCTGTGCATTTACGCAATCGAAGACCTCCGTCGTGCGGAGGCAAGAATTTTGAATGGGGAATACCCCGAACCCAAAAAGAACCACAAATGATAATCATCGAAACATTGCCCGAAAGGGTCATCTACAAGGTGGAATACCTCTCCACCGTCACGGGGAAAGCTTGGCTTTCCGTCGCTCACTTTGAAACGCCCGAAGAGGCAGAAGTCGCCGGTCGCGAAGTGGCTAAGGACTTCGCGGTATCGGCATTCAATCGGGTCGTGAAGTTCACCGAGGATGCGGTCTCCACCCCTCGGGAGCAGTCCATCTACTCCAAAGGCTTTCGGGACGGCATGGGAGTCAAGGCAGACCAAGTCCAGCCGACGATCCACGACCTGGAGATCCGACTCTCGACGGCGACCGACCTGCTGCGGAACGCGATTGCCGCACTCAACACTCCGTCGTTCTAACCCGCTCCGCACAAACGGGGGGAGCGCATCCGACCAACGCTCAACCAACCACCATGAAAGTCTCAGAATTATTCTCCGGGTTCCTCGAAGCGGAAGACCTCCCTGCCGACAAGGACATCACCCTCACCATCGAGTCCATCCGGGTCGCAGGACCGAAGGACAAAGGGCGCGATGGTCGCATCATCGACAAGCCCATCGTCAAGCTTGGCAAGGTCCAGAAAGAATGGGTCTTGAACAAGACGAACGCTCGCGCCATCCGCCGGTTCTACGGCAACGAGACCGACCACTGGATCGGTCAGAAGATCACCGTCTATCGCACCACCTGTGATGCGTTTGGCGACCCAAAGACTCCCTGCATCCGAGTCCGCACTGCAACCCTCTGAACCACCATGCTCGAAGTATCACCCATCGAATACCACTCCCGGCTCAAGCTCGACCGGTCCAACATTTTCTCCCCTGACTCCTACATGTCGAAGAGTCGCCTGTGGGAACTCAACGAGTCCACCCTCTGGAGGTGGAGAAACGCTCCCGAAGAGAAGGAGACCACTACATCGATGACCTGGGGATCGCTTGTCGATTGCATGCTGCTCACCCCGGAACTGACCGCATCCTCGGTGATCATCAATCCGTTCGCCGACTTCCGGTCGAAGGCAGCACAAGACCTCAAGAAGTCCGCGACGGCGAAAGGACAGATCGTCGTCTCCGTCGAGGACATGCGCCTCGCTGAGACTGCGGTTGCGGCAGTGCTTGGACATCCGGTCGCCGGTCCTGTGGTGCGGAACGCAAAGAAGCAGGTCGTCCTCCTCGGGAAGATCAAATACGTTCAGTGCAAGGCACTGCTCGACCTCGTCCCGGACGGTCCTTGTCTCTACGACCTCAAGACGACCCGCGACCTCACGCCGAGGGGCATCTCGAAGGCAATCCACACTTTCGGCTACCATGTCCAGGCGGCATGGTATCTGAAGCTTTGGAACCTCTGCTTCCCGGACCAACCCAAGGACCGGTGGAGGTTCATCTGGCAGAGCAACACGGCACCCTACGAGGTGGCGGTGACCGAACTCCCCGCTCACGACATCGAGTCTGGGAAAGAATGGGCAGGGCATCAACTCGACCGTGTCATCGCCGCAACCAAGGCGAATAAATGGCCGGGATTCGGGAACGACAAGGTCACGATGATCGGACGTCCCGCCTATGCCGCGATTCAAGATGAGGAAGATCTCGACGGTCTCGTCTCGGCACCAGGCATCGACGGAGGGGTGGCATGAGCAAGCACATCTCCATCTACCACCCCGAACTCCTCGGGCAGGCGCGGGTCATCCGCCTCAACCTTCGAGCAGTTCGATCTCTCCTACCGGAGCACAAGATCAAGGACTTCGAGCTATCGCAGAACCTGCGCGATACCCTTCAACGCAGGCTCGACAAATACACCTCCCTCGGGGGGAAGGTCGATACCTCGGGAGGCATGGACGAAAAGCCGGAACAGATCCGGCCCGCGACCATCAGGGGGGCAAGACCTGCCCGTATGGTGGGCGGGGTGATGCGACCGGCAGAACCCCGGCGCGTGATCCCCGCGAAACTGATCCCCGCCAAACCGGGCAACCCGCCCAGCATCGACCACCTGCCGTCGCATGACGTCCTTGAGAAGATGTTCGGGAACGGAGTCCTGCGTTTCGCCTTCCGCACCAAGAAAGGGGGGCGATGAACTTCGACTCCTACCTCGACCCACCGGATCACCCGGAGCCACCGGAGTGCCCCTTCTGCGATGAGGGAGTCGCAGGATCGTGCGAGCAATCGAACGGACGCATCACCTACATCTGTGACATGATTGAATGCGGTCACCAGTGGAGCGTGGACGATCCAGGCGATCCAGACCCACAGTGGGAGGACATCGAGATCTTCGACTCATCCCCTATCGAGGAGGTGAACTGCCCTCACAACAGACCCCTGGGGAGTTGCGATCACTGCGACTACCTGGGTGACCTTGCTCACGATGCTGCGAGGGAGGCGCGATTCTTCCGATGAGACCCTACCCTCTCGAACACGATGAGCAGTCAGGGGTCTTCCTGTGGGCTGGGTGGATGCTCCGGGACTTCCCTGACCTCCGGTGGATGTTTGCCATCCCCAACGGTGGGCACCGGAACATGCTCGTCGCCAAGAAGATGAAGGCAGAAGGGGTCAAGGCCGGAGTGCCCGACATCTTCCTGCCGGTCCCTCGGCATGGGTATCACGGTCTCTTCATCGAGATGAAGACCCAAGACAACCGTCCGAAGACACAGAAGTCCAAGGGTGGTCTCTCCGACCTGCAACGCGAATGGGTCACCGCCCTGCGGGACCGGAACTACAAGGTCGTCGTCGCCTATGGACGCGACGAGGCAGTTACTGAAATCACCACCTATCTCAAGGCATGACCATGGAATCACCCTACGCCGACCAAATCCTTGACCTCCTGTCTGACGGCAACGAACGCACCGTCGAGGAGATCCGCACCGCAATCGGCGCAACCCCGCAGGCCCGCATCCACAAGGTGCTGGCTCGACTCCAGACGACCCTCACGATCAACCGGGACACGTTCCGGCTCCGGTCAAGACGCGTCACCGGGAAGCTTTACTACTGCGTTCGCCGCGCCGGGGCACAGAAAGGAGGGGAATGAGGATCCGCACGATCAAGCCTGAGTTTTTCACCCATGAAGACCTCTTCGACCTCGAATCAGAGACCGGGCTACCCATTAGGGTCGCCTTCGCAGGACTGTGGTGTGCCGCAGACCGTGAGGGTCGTTTCAAGTGGGAGCCTCGACGTCTCGGAGTTCAGATTCTACCCTACGATCAATGCGACTTTTCACGCGTCCTTGACGCGTTGACCACGCGTGGATTCGTTTGTCGTTACGCGTCAGGGACGAGCACTTTTGGGGTGATCCCCTCGTTCCTCGACCACCAAGTGATCAACAATCGGGAAAAGGACTCCGAACTGCCGGAACCCCTGGAATACCTCGATCCTGACGCGTCAGTCACGCGTGAACCACGCGTGGACCACGCCGGTAAAGCGGAAGGGAAGGGAAGGGAAGGGAAGGGAAAGGAAGGGAACAAGGAAGAACGCGTGGAGGGGTTCGAGGCGTTTTGGAGTGCCTACCCGAAGAAGACCGGCAGGGGTGACGCCGAGAAGGCATGGCAAAAGATGCGCCCGCCGCTCGACGACGTCCTCACCGCCCTCGGGTGGCAACGCCAGCAGCAATCCTGGGTCAAGGACAAGGGGCAGTGGATCCCGATGCCCAGCACCTATCTCAACCAAAAGCGTTGGCTCGACGAGCCGACCGCACCCATCCGCACCGACAACCACCTCGCCTTCTGACCGATGACCATTCTGCCCATCACCTACCGACTCTGCGCGTCCTGCGGCACCTCCTTCGAGGCATTCGCCGCATCCTTCCAGGTCGCCGGAAAAACTTTCCCCCTGCCGCCGCAACTTCACTGCGACCAGTGCTGCGCCGACTACGATGCCCTCCTCGCCAAGGCATCCGGCCCGCGACCGGCATCCGACCGTGCGAAGTGGGAGACTATTGCCCCAAAAGCATATCAGGGGTTCCTGCCATCGATGCTCCCAGAATCGTCTCTGCACGCTTGTGATGCCGTCCTGCGGTGGTCACCCTCACCAAGGGGCTACGGACTCTCTGGCGCATCGAGGAGCGGGAAGACGTTTATCCTGACCGAACTCATGCGCCGCAGATACGAACTGGGAGACTCCGTCCACATGCCGACCGCATCGGAGTTCGCCTATTCGGTCGGATCCGGCCATGACGGTGACCGGCGTGAGATGATCGCAAAATGCCTCCGAGTGGACCTGCTCTTCATCGACGACATCGGCAACTGCCGCTACACCGACCGGGTCGAGAAGGATCTCTTCCATGTCCTGGAGACCCGGAAGCGGAACCTCCTGCCCGTCTTCTGCACGGTGAACGGGAAAGGGGCAGACCTCGCCGCGACTCTCTCCGAGCACAGTGCGGTGCCCATCGTCAACCGGCTCAGACACGATGTCTGTGAATTTATCGCGATCTGACCATGACCGAAGACCCTGACCTCTTTTCTTGGAGACCCCGGACTCGCGCAGACAAGATTCGCGAGGAGTTCGAGAGGTTCCACGCCGAGAACCCCATGGTCTGGGAACTCTTCCAGAGGTTCTCGCTTGAGGTTGTCGAGACGGGCCGGGAGCACTACTCGGCAAGTGCGATCTTCGAGCGGATCCGATGGCATGTTGAGATCGAGACCACCGGAGAGTTCAAACTCTGCAACAACTACCGGGCATACTACGCACGACTTTTTCACCAGCATCACCCAAACCTCGCCGGGTTCTTCCGAAATCGGGAACTGGTGAGTGCGAGGCGAAGATGACCTTGCAATCCGGCAACTTGTCGCACCCTCTCCCCGAGGAATGAAGGCAACGCAGGACATGCTAAACCCGACTCTGGCAAAGTTCGCCGCGCTCTACGTTGCATACGGGAACGCGACTCGCGCCTATGGGGAGTCGCACAACTCCCAGAAGACCGATGATGGAGTCTACCCGAACTGGGTCTCGGTCGAAGGGCATCGCACCCTCAGAATGCCTAAGGTTCGGGCTGAGATCGACCGCATCACCGGCACCAATGCCGCGCTATCCACCCTCTCGTCCTCCGAGGTGCTCGACTGGCTTGTCGCCGCTATCACCACCCCGGTTTCACAGATCGGGCCGGATTCGCCCCTCTGCGAGGAATACGTCGTCGAGACGGTCGGTCCCCTCGACAGGGTCAAGTGCAAGAGCGTCTCGAAGATCGCCGCAGTCCGAGAACTGATGCGCCTGACCGGCATGGACGCTCCGCAGAAGGTCGAGATCTCTGCCGAGTCCAGCATCCTCGAAATGATTCAAACGCTCACAGGGGCGAAACCAACGAAGTAAAACACCACCATGCCGAATCTGAACAAAGTGCAACTCATGGGGAATCTCACGCGAGACCCCGAACTCAAGACCACCCAGAAGGGATCCTCGATCTGCGACATCGGTCTCGCGATCAACCGCACCTGGAGCAACGACGACGGGCAGAAGCAGGAGGAGACCACCTTCGTCGATGTCACCTTCTTCGGGAGGCAGGCTGAGACCATCGATAAATACGTCCACAAGGGCAACCCGCTCTACGTCGAGGGTCGCCTCAAGCTCGACCAGTGGGAGGACAAGCAGACCGGGCAATCCCGCTCGAAGATGCGCGTCATCGGCGAGTCATTCCAGTTCCTCTCCTCCGGGGAGAAGAAGGACCGGGCCGATGCGCCACCCAAGCAGGATCGTCCCGCCCCCGAGGCAGGTCGCTACGAGAATGCTGCGGCACTCCACCGAGGTGAGCAGTCCCCAGATCACGACGACATCCTGTTCTGAGGCATGATCATCAACCACAAAAAGCCTCGGAAGAAGAGGCAGAAGAGGGAACCGCTTCTTCGCGTTCTGAAAGAAATCCTCGACGAATCGGCGAAGAAAACGGCATCGCACCTCGCGAACGATTCCTGCATGAAGGGAGGCAAGGGTGCCAAGCTTCGAGGAATCCTTGAGCGTGAGCGCAGGATCTACCTCGACGAGGCAGATCAATGGTGATGGAGTCCGAACTCAAAGCACTCCAGGCGCAACTCTCCTCGAAGCAGTGGCGCATGGAGAACCTCTACCTCATCCTCGACGAGGAGGGGCGGATGATCCCGTTCGTAATGAGGTCCGAGCAGAGGCAATTCATGCTCGCCAGACACAACCGGAACTTCATTCCGAAAGCGAGAAAGCTTGGCATGAGCACCTGGATCGTGATCTCGAACCTCGACGACTGCATCTTCAACGCGCACATGAGTGCGGGGATCATCGACCTCACCAAGGATGACGCCTTCGCCAAGCTGGGGTTCGCGAGGTTCGCATGGGCCAACGGTCACCTCCACCCGAACTTCGCCATCGCGCAACTGTGGACGCTGATCAAGCAAGGCAACCCGCTCAGCAAGGATGCCGGTGGAGAGATGCAATGGGCGAACGGCAGCAAGATCACCGCAGGGGTCGCGTTTACCGGGAGGACTCCGCAACGCCTGCACATATCGGAATACGGACCCATCTCCGCGAAGTTCCCCGCCAAGGCGACCGGCATCAAAAGGGGTGCGTTCAACTCACTCCCGCCCGGTGGCATCATCGACATCGAAACGACCATGGAGGGAGGTCAGTGGGGTGAGTGCTACAACGTGTTCCAGCTTGCCCTCGAAGCGGCGAAGGTGGAGCAACTCACCGCCCTCGACTGGCAGCTTCACTTCTTCCCCTGGTGGGGGCACCCAAGCTACACCTTGCCCGGTCTCAAGCCGAGTCGAGCCGAGACGACGGAATATTTCGCCGCCATCGAGAAGAAGCACGGCATCAAGATCCCGCTCGACCGGCAGGCATTTTATGAGAAGCGCAAGGCCGAGCAGGGGGAGGAGATGTGGCAGCAGTTCCCAACCGTGATCGATGAGGTTGACCGGCAGATCGTCCCTGGGCAGATCTACCCAGAACTCAAGTCTGTCCGCGCAGAGAAGAGGGTCGTCGCATTCCCACTGGAGAAAGGCTATCCGCTCTTCAGTGCATGGGATCTCGGCTCATCGGACAACATGGCAGGAGCATTGATCCAGCCCGCAGGCAAGGCACACAACTTCCACACCGGGTGCGTTGGGGAGGGTGCCGGTGCTGCTGGGGTCGCCGACGTCATCAGGGCATGGGAGATGGAGTTCGGCCCGATCCAGACGCACTTCCTTCCGCACGATTGCGAGATCACTGACAAGGGATCCGGCAAGACATACCTCCAGCAACTGGTCGAGTGCGGCATCCCGAGGAAGCAGATCAGCGTCGTCCCCAGGATCCCTGACACCTGGGTCGGTATCGATGAGGTGAGGCGCATCCTCCCTCACTGCTGGTTCCATGTGAGAATGGACGAGCCGATCTTCTCAGAGATGGGGGCGAAACTGCCGTCGCTGATAGGTCGCCTCGAAGGATACCGAAAGAAGATCGAGGCATCGACCGGCATCGTGCGCTCCGTCCCCGTCCACGACCTGTGCTCCCACTTTGCCGACTCTGTCCGCACCTACGCCGAGGCATTGTCGAGGGGACTGGTCAAGGCGAGCGTCTCGACCGGCAGGAGATCCTCGACTGTCATCGCCGGGTTCCGAGGAGAGGATCAACCAACCCGGAAGAGAGGCACCGTCCTAACATGACCCCATTCGATCTCGCGGCTCAATTCCAAGCAGCAGACCCAGACAACATAGGGCTACATGAGGCAATCGCCGCACACCTGTTCTCCGGGGTTGTCATCTCGACTCCGACTGTCTTCCTCCTGATCCGACCGGTGGACACTCGCTCGAACCACCTCCTCTTCGACGACCCTTGGGTGACGTTCCAGGATCCCGACTGCTGGCATTGCTACCTTGCCGCAGGAGACCTGTCCCAGTTCGGTCGATACATCCCCTCCCCTCTGCCGCTCGTTTCCTACGTCCGAAAAAACAGCTTGCGGATCCACCCCTTGGCGCAAACTCCCTTTGGGCATGGGTGGAAAACAGAAACTCGCACAGGCTCAGTCTCAGGCTAACGCAATCGCCGCGCAGACTGCTCGACAACAGGCGAAAGCGTCGCGCCAATCTAACCGTGTTGCGGTTCGCAGTGCGCAACAAGACCGTCGAGCGGGTGCTGCTCAGTCTGCCGCCCTCATCGCCGCAGAGAAAGAGTCTGCCGCCGCACTCGCCGCCCTCGACCAGAACCAGAACGTCGAGACGCAATACATCGAGGACGAGGATGCGATGCGCCGCAAGATGGGAGGCGCGGGGAGATCTTCCTACAACTTCGGACGACCCCTTTCCAGCCTGCTGGGTGGAGGGAAGTCCATGCTGGGATGACCAACGCAGTGACCATATTGGAGCGGCAGGCGCAGGCGGATCAGATCCGTCTCGCAATGTGCTCGATCTGGCGCGACGTAGCTACTCACGCCGACCCGCTCAACCGGGAGATAGGTCTCGACGAGGCGACGGGATGGACACCTAGCATCTCGGGACAAGCGGCAATCTTCGACTCAACGATCAAGACTGCTGCCGAGACGTTCGCCGCAGGGTGCATGTCCTGGTTGACGCCGAGCGAGACCAAGTGGTTTGCGTTCAACGCTCCTCGCATGTTTCGAGGTGATGACAAGATCAAGTCATGGTATTCGGAGTGCACCGACATCACTGCCGAGGTGCTCGCGAACACCAACTTCTATGCCGAGATCCATGACGTCTACGGGCAGGACGGTCGATACGGCACCTCGGGACTGCACATTCGCGAGAACAGCAAGCATGGCCTGCACTTTGAGGCATTCCAGGTCGGCGAGTATTCGATCTTGGAGAACCACCTTCGCGAGGTAGACACGCTCTTCGCAGTTCATAAACTCTCGGCAAGGGACTGTGCTGACAAGTTCGGTGAGAAGAACCTGCCCGAACAGATCTACAAGTGCCTCGGTGACGTCAAGAAAGCCGACAGAAAGGACTTCGAGATCATCCACTTCATCGGCCCCCGCACTGAGCGGGACCGGTTCAAGAAGATCATGGCGCATGCCCCCATTGCGTCCATCTGGATCCACAAGCAGTCTAAGACCATCCTCAAGGAGTCAGGGTTCAACGAGTCACCGTTCGCAGTCCACCGACACCTCAAGTGGGGTCGATGCCCCTACGGTCGCAGTCCCGGCATGGAGGCACTGTTCGATGCGCGGCAACTCAACTACATGCAACAACAACTCGACACCCTCGTCGAGAAGCAGGTCACCCCGCCGGTCATCGCCCCGGCAGACTTCGAGGAGCAGATCGATCTCAGGGCGCGAGGCATCACCTACGCCCCGGACATGAGCAATGCCCCTCGCTACTTCGGGGATCCCGGCAACTACATGGTGGGTGAGGACCGAACCGAGTTCAGAAAGCGACAGATCAACAACGCTTTCCACGTTGAACTCTTCCAGGCACTGGCATCGGTGCCCATCGGCAAAGAGATGACGGCAGAGGAGGTGCGCCAACGTCGCAACGACCGACTCCCGAATTTCTCGCCGACCTTCGCCCGCAAGACCCGCGAACTGAACGATCCGATCTGTCGCCAGATCTTCTCGATCCTCCTCGGGCTGGGCGCATTCCCCCCGGCTCCGAAGCAACTGGTGCAGGATCTCGGCGACGGGAACGTCTTCATCCCTCCCCCGAACATCGTCTACTCCAGCCGGATGGCACTCGCTCTCCAGACGATCCACAACGACGCTTTCCTCGACACTCTCTCCCTGGCCGGTCAGATCGCGCAGTTCCGCCCCGAGGTGCTCGACAACCTCGACCTCGACGATGGGTTCCGCACCTATGCTCGCAACACCGGCTTGCTCGAATCGTCCCTCGTCTCGGAGGAGTTCCGCGACCAGATGCGGATGCAACGTGCGGAGGCGCAAGCACAGGCTGAGCAGGAGGCAGCAATGCTCGAAGAGGGTGACACGGTCGCGAAGCTGGCAAGCGCAACCCGATGAGCATCGACGACATCCTCTTCACCCCGCTACCTGGGGAGACATCTGAGGCATTCTCGGTCAGGATGGACGATACGAAGAGACTCTTCCGCAATGTCTTTGCCAACCAG